ATTACTAGAGTTTTTATTGATGTTATCAATGTCTGATACAGCACCCATCCATTTGCCAAGACTTTCTGAAATTTCTTCAAATTCACGTCCTGCTTGAACTAATCGTTTGACTTGTCCATATGCCGCACTTGCTGCACTGACGGCTGTGGTTAAGGTTAATGGATCAATCATTTAAAAATACTTTGTTTGTTTTACTCTACTAACTATTCCCCCCTTATTAAATCTAAAACCCATTTGTCCTGTAAATGGGTCAATATCGTATTTTACTTTTCTTTTTTTATTTAGCCTAGCATTTTCAACACCTCTTTGATAAGCAGCTCTTTGTGCTGGTGTCATACCAGCTAAAAACTTTAATGCTTCATCATGAGTTAAAAATCCTTTTCTACGCTTTGGCATTAGAAAGTACCTTTATACCTCTTGCCTGTCATTTGTGCAGATGTTCCACCCTTTACAAGACCACCTTTATTTTTTTTCAAAACTTTTTTTACTCTTTGAACATCTATATCAGAAATATTTTTGCTAGATAATTTACCTGGCAAAGGTTTATAAGGTTTAGAAGAATTAGTCTGTAATAATTTTTTAACTTTAGTTACATCTCTATTAGAAATTGATCTACCTGGCAATGATTTATAAGCATCACTTTGAACTTCTTTTATAGGTTTCTTAGAATATTTTTTAGGGCCTGCTACTTTACCACCTCTTCTCATAAAACCCATCTTGTTACGAACTTCAGTGGGTAGTTTTTTTAAACCTTTATTGCCTTTAGGAACTGGCTTTAGTTTTTTTCCCATTTGACTCTCCTTTTTTCTTTTTCTTCACCTTTGGTTTAGCAACTTTAGGTGTAGCTTTTACCTCACCACTGTCAACTACTTTTTCAACCTTTGGTTCTTTTACTTCTTTAAATACTGGTTCAGGATTATTAGCTGCTTCTTTAGCCTTTCTTCTCTCAACCTTTTTTTCTTTCTCTACTTGATATATTTTTTCTCTAATAGAACTTACCAATTTAGTTTCTCCTATTGTTGTTAGCATTAGCAATATCTCTTTGAGCTTGGATACGCTCTTCTGCAATACGTGTTTTATCATCTAAAGCCTCTTGTGAAATGTCAATCCTTTGTTGGTCAACTAATCGTTGATTTCTTTCTTTTTGTTGTTCAAATTCTTGTTTTTGTTCAAATTCTTCTTGTCTTCTTTGTATATCAGCACCTTTTAATGATATTTCTTGTTGCCTTAATGCAACTAATGGGTCTGTACTACTATCAGGTTCTAATGTTTGTGCATACTTTTCTGTCAATTCACCAATAATTACAGCAGCACGACTTTGTATTTGATCGTTCATCTCTTGCATCATCTGTGGATTTTGTTGCATCATCATCTGTTGTTCTGGTGGTATACTAGCCATAATTTCTTGTTGTGCCATAGCTTCAGCCATCATTCCTATATGTTCTTGTATATGACCTTGTAATGTCATAACTATTGTTGCATTAGCTTGTGCAACAGGTGTTGATAATATAGCTAAATGAGCTTCAATATGAGCTTCATGGTTTTGTTGTGGAAATGCTTGTAACCTTTGACCACGCATGGCTTCTTGATTTTCTCTAGCAGGATTAACTGGTTGTGGTTGTGGCGGTCTAGGTAAAACTTGATCTACATTCGACACACCTAATGCTTCGTACATTTTACGATATGCTTGATATAAACCTTGTGGTCCACCATGTATTTCAGGATTACTCTGTGCCAACTGTAACTGTGTTTGAGCTAATGCAATACGTTGTGACATAGAAAAAATGTTTGGATCACTGACAGGTAAAACATCAATACGATCATCAAAGTCTGCTGCCTTTATCATAGGCGGTAATCCTGTTTGATATGGATATGGTGCAGGATTATCTCTAAATATGTTTGCTAATAATTTAAATTCTTGTTTTTGTGAGTAATGCAGTCTTTTATGAATAGCACTCATAACCTTGGTGCCACGTTCCATGATAGCCATTGTCGTGCCAACAGGTGTTTCTCCACCCATCTCACTGATCTTCATATCAGCCATAGAAGCAAAACGTCTGCCAGAGTCTACTAGAGTACCCAACAATGAATACAACGTGTTTGACGGCTCTTTAAACGGCAATGCCATCAATGATTGACGTATATCCATACCTGCAACATCAATATCTCTAAATTCACCAGGGGCAAGAGGTGAGTCTTCATCTCTTATTCTAGCTCCTCGTGCCTTAAATCCTGCAGGAAGATTACTTAGTGTACCTGCATCAATTAATTGTCTAAGTAAACTTGTTGATGCTTTGGCAAGACCACCCATCATATGTGTTAAGCCAAATCCATAAAATCCAAGACCAGGCAAAAATTTGTAATGCACAAAGAATTGTTTCTTTCGCATTAGTAAATCTTGTTGATCGTAATTACGTCTTATAGATAGTATTTCACCTGTCTTTTCGAGCATAGAAACAATATATGGATATTTTAACCCTGTTTCCTCACCACTTTCATCTCTATCTTCAAAACCTTTTATTTCTAAATTTGTATGTATTTCATGTATTACAATATCTTCGTCATAACCAGATGGTGTCATACCATCTATACGTCCTAATTGATCTTTTATCTCATCATAAGATGACTCATCAGAGCCTGATGTAGGCAAATCAACATCTTTGTAAAATTTAGTGAGTTGTAATTTAAGAATATCGTTTTTACTCATAGTTACTACATGAGTAACACGAGAAGCTGTCAGTAAATCTGTAGCAGAATATGGTACGATTATATCTTCCGCATGGACAAACTTACTAACAGCTCTTTGTAATAACGGATCAAAATATATTTTTTTAAATGTTGAACCAACAATAGGAAGATAAAATAACATTTGATCGAGTTCTGGATCAAACTCTTCCATGTTATTGACTATTTCGTAGTTCATGTAATCTTTAACACGTTCAGCTTGTGCAATAACATCTGGTGTTTCTTGACCAACTATTTGTACTCTTACAGGTCCACCAGCAGGCAACAACTCACGATATGCTTGTGCTTGAAATTGTGTAATAGATTCAGAAAGCAACGGATGTATTACCCCTGTTGCACCCTCAAAAGGTTCTGTTCTATCTTCGTAATTAATACCTAATAATTCTAAACCTGATTTATATATCTGCTCCCACTCTTCTCTTGATGATAAATCATCACGAATAGATTGTTTTAAATCAGAAGAAATAACCCCTAATTCACCTTCATCTATAAATTCTGCTAAATTAGCATCAAAAGGTATTTGATCTACTGGCATTGGTTGTTCTTCAGGTAACTCACCAACAATAGCTGCACCACTCTCAAGCTCTGTTACATTTGGTACAATAGGTGATTCAACTACATCTATCTCTTCAGGTAGTCCTTGTGTCTCTTCTACAGGACCACCTGGCCCTAAAGGAATTTCAGCCATTTCTTACTTCTCCTAAATCTAATACATTGATACCATTTAATGAACCTACAAGTCCACCAAATTTATATCCTCTAATAGACTTACCCTTTAAATTTGGATCAGTTTCTATTATTTTATGTTGATCACCGTATCTATTGTCACCACGTTTTTTATTCCAACCCTTCCATTGAATAGTGTCTACATCCTTACCAGTTTCTTTTGCAACTTTTGCAATTTGAGCCATAACAATATCTTCGTAAAATCTTTCTACTTTTTCACTTCCTCTAAGACCTGCTGACATATAAGCCGCTGGGTTTGGAATTACAATACCATCTACATCTAAATCTGCAGCTAATCTTAAATAATCTCTAGCAAGTATTTTTACCCACTCCTTTGAATCTGAAAATGGTTGATATTCAGGTCCGTTTTTTGCTCCACTAATTCTTGTACGTAGGGCTTTTTCTTTTAAATTACTTTTTATGAGATAATTTAAAAGAGGGTCTTTTATATCGTCTTTATTTAATATATCTAAAAAATAGGTCGTGATTTGTTTTGAAAGTAAGCGAGGTTTTGTATTATATACGCTAAATGTAAGAAGGTGCAAATTTTCTGCTAATTGTCTAGCTAAAGTAGTACCTAAATCATATGCTGTTAAGATTTCTGATTCTGCTATTTCAAAATTCATAGGAATAGTTGTATATTTTTTTAATTGGTTTGCTACATATTTTTTTAATGCTGCATCTGTATTTGCTTTTAAACCTGGCACTTTTTCATGTAAATATTGCAATATTTTTGCTTGATTTTGATAACTTATAGTTCTTTGTTCTATTTTTTTAGGTTCATAATTATTTACTCTTTCTCCTAATTCTTTAAATTTTTCATCATTAGAAATTACATCACCTCTAACGTAGGTGTTCATCCAATTTGTTGGAATTGCATCTAAATCTGGTAATTGTTCATCAATATTTATTTTTTTAGGTATAATAGATTCACTAATCTCTTTAAGATTTAAATCTTTTTTAATTCCTTCATATAGATTTATATATTTTTTATTGAAATTTTTAATATCACCAAAAATACTAGATATTTCTTTAGCCATACTTGGTCTATTTCTAAAATAATCATAATAAAATTCAGAGCCTTTATCTATAGCTTGTTTATTATCAAATCTACTTCCAATTTCAAATTCAGTTCCTCTAAATCCAAAAATATTTTGTACTGTTGTAATTAATTTTTCTTGATCTGGTGCTAATCTAATTTGTAAATCATCGACAAACATTAAAGGTGTTAAAAGTTTTAATGATTCATCGTCTAAGGGTTTTTTTAATCTACTGTTTATTATTTTTACAACTTCATCAAAACTTTCAGCATTGGTACCTTGATAATAATTTAAAGCATTTTTTATATCTTCCCTATTTTCAGCAAATGTTGGTCTTACACCACCTACTCTGGTATGTGACCTTGCTTGATAAAGTTTAAGTTCTTGGTCAGCTTTGTCAATTTCATCAAAAATTTTTGATAAATCTGACCCAAAAATTTCATTGTTAGTTTTTAATTCGTAGTTTTTTGATGTAAAAACTGGTTTATACAAAGCATCAGTTTTAACATTTGATAATTCCTTTTCCATATCTTTTATTAATTTGTTGTCAAGCTCTGGATCACCAGTTTTAATTCTAAAACCTCCACCAGGTTCTTTTTTAGTTCCAAAAACATTATTATAAAAATCAGTTTGCCATTCTTCAGGAACAAGGTATTTTTTACCTGTAACAGGATGTTGCCTAATAGAAAATCTTGAATGAGCTAATCTTGATTTATCTAATGGTAAAATATTTGTTGAGTGGCTATCATTTGTTGCTTTACCACTTTTTGAGTTAATAGTTAAAAATCCGTAATCTATTTGTTCTGACTCAAAATTTGGTATTCTTTGTGATGTGTCAAAAATTCTAATCGCATCATTTCCACTCTCTATTTGTTCCCTTGCGGCTCCAGAAATTATAGCTTCATATTGATCTCTGCTAATACCATATAATCTTGATGCTTGTGCAAACGACAATGATCTATCTATAATATCATCATAAGCAATTTTTCTGCTATCTATATCACTTTTAAGTATAGAAGAAAGAACAACCTTATTATTATTCCTAGTCATATCAATACTCTCTTTAGTGTTAGTATTGACTAAATGATTACCTGGAACACCTTCATAATCTTTATTGTACGTAATTATATCGTCACTATTTTCAAATTTTAACAAACCAGTATCTTGTAATTCTTTTTTAGAAATACCGCCAAAATCTTTTAATTTCTTAATTAAGACTTTTCCTTTCAATCCATTAGGATTCTCTTTTAAAATATTTGTAGCAACAATTTCTGCGTTAAAATGTACAGGTCTTGTTTTAACTAAATCTGAAACTATGTTGCCTGGATCATCGTGAATAGATTTTACACCATAATTTAATTCAGGATAAGTAGAATCCGTTACGTCTAAAAAATCTATATCAAGTTTTGATTGATCTACAGGTACATTTTTAACTTTTTTTTGATTAATTAATTCTATATCTAATTCAGGGGCATCAACAACATTTTGTCGAGCTGCTCTTTCAGCTTGTCTTATTTCATCCAATCTATTTTCTATTATTTGTAAATCTGTCAATAAATTAGGTGGAACTTCATCTAAAGTAGATGCACGTCCTGTTCTTGCTAAGAAATTTGCAGCATCTGTTAATCCACCACCAGGCAATTTTTTTAAATTTTTTAATTTTCCAGCTTGTGTCAATAAACCTACGGGAAGTAAAATTTCACCAGCCATTTGACTCGGATCGCTTGCATCAGATGGAATACCAAATTTATTTAATAATTGATCAAATTTTTCTCTGCCTGCTTTTTCAGAGAAAAAATCTGCTATAGGTGAACTAAATTCTGCTACTTTAGAAATAGGTTTTGGTGCGTAATCAACAGCTAAATCTGTTATTAATTTGTTTAAATCAAATAAATCTGATGGTAATGCTGGAATACTTGTTGCTAAACCTAATCCAAATTTAGGACCTTCTTGTTTAACGGCTTTTCCTAAACCTTGGGGTAAACCTAAAACTATATCTTGTGCAAATCCTTCTGGTGCAGGAGCTGCTTCACCTTCTTCATCAATAGTACCAGCTATTGTTGCTTCTGGAGATTGTGCAAAGGATGAAACAATATTTGATAAATCAAAAATATCTTCAAATTTCATTAATAATACTCTCTTTTTTCTCGATAGTATTCATCTTCTTCGTAGTCGCTTGGAGTGATGATAAACCCTCCTTGACGAAAACGCAAGATAGCTTGTGTCATACTATCAGCTAAATCGTCATATTCACCATTTGGAAACGCTGCACATTCTTCTACAACTTCGTCTGCAAACTGTGTGTCAGGTCGCCAAACCATGCCACTTTCAAAGACGGGAGCACAAGAGTTCATACGTGTAAACTTATCTGCACCCCTACTTGGTGTAAAAGGCGTGACAGGAATACCCATACGTCTTAACTCATGTGTTAATGGTGTACCTGTTGCTTTTTGTTCAATTAACACCATATCGGGATCATATTCAGTATATAACCTATGAGCAACATCCTTTAATTCTGGGAAATCCCAACGCCCTCTTTGTGCGTCAAGTAGAATGATAGCTTCACTTTCACCCTCAATTGGATTGAATATACCCCAAGTTGTTATTGCAGAAAAGTCAGCTCTTTCAGATTTACTGTATGCAGTATCGTAAGATTGTATGATATAACTTACGTGTGGTGGATCATCGTTCTCCCAGATGTTCCACCACTCCCTTTTAATAATCGCACCTTCTTCAGCAGTGGGATTCTGCAAGTATTGTGCGTTCCATTTGGCTACAGGGATTGATGAACGTACAGCTTCTAACTCTTCTTTCTTCCAATATTCAGGCCATAAAACATTGTTTGTTTCGGGAAATATCGCAGGAAACTCTACAACTTCCCACTGATCTGCACCACCCTCTGCCTGTTTTTTCAAAACTTTTGCAGTCAAATCACGAATACTCCATCGTGTCATGACAATAATAATTGAACCACCTGGCTGAAGTCTCTGTCTAGGTCCAGAGGTGTACCATTCATAAATATTGTCCAAAGCAGAAGGACTTAACGCATCTTGTTCAGAAACTGGATCATCAATGATAAGTAAATCAGCACCACGACCTGCCAACGCACCACCGACACCAACAGCGTAGTATTCACCACCCTTGTTTGTAGACCAACGACCAGATGCTTTGGCATCAGATGCTAAACTTATCTCTGGGAAAATATCTTTAAAATCTTCACTATCAATCAAGTTTTTTACTTTACGACCAAAGCCTACAGCCAACTCAGAGGTGTGTGTCGCCTGTATAATCTTGCTTGTCGGTTTACGACCCATCATCCAAGTTGGAAATAAATAACTCGCAAACTCAGATTTGGTATGTCGTGGCGGCATATTGACAATCAGACGTGTTGACTTACCATCTGCGACATTTTGTAACTTCTCTGCATATATCTTGTGATGCTTACCCTCAATGAAAGAAGGCCAAACGTGTTTTACAAAATCTAAAAAATTTTTTTGGTAAACGTCTCTTTTTTCTAAATCTGTTAATCGTGCAACTATCTCACCAAGTTTGGTCATCTCATCATCAGTGAGATAGTCTGTCTCTATGTTAAAGTTATTCGTCATTATACAAGTTATCAAAAATCCTATTTACATCTAATGTGTAATCTAAATCAGATTTTGAATAATGTATATGCTGAGATGGTCTAAAATCTGGTGCACCCTCGCCTGTTTGAAACCAAGCGGGGTGCGTAACTCTAACTCTGTTGTTTGGTAATGCTACGACATTACCTGTCCATTCGCCTGCATCTAGCAAATACATAACATGGCTTTGCTTGTGTTGTGCAGGATCGTCTGCTATTTCGCTCTCTGTGTAATCCACTGTAAATAAATATTTCGCTGGATACATCTCGCTACCTATCTTTGCAAGCCAGGGGCAAGGAGTTGCCCTGTCTAACGTGTAAACAGCATGAGTATGAGATGAACAATCCCAAGGCTGTGCATCATGTGTGTCCATAGGCTCTGGCCACTCCTCAACAGGAATGTCAGCCATCAAGCCTGTAATAGGCATCCTCGCCCACATAGCCCCACCATGCACATTCGGACTTTTCGTTTCATCGGTTTCCGAACCAGTAAAGATAACTTGAAAACTCAAACAACGATTAGGCATAGTCGTCACGGCTATTGCCATTGCGTGTAAGAACTCTCCGTGATATTTGTCGTGATTACAGGTGTACTCCCGCCTCACCCAACACTTGAAGTGAGGTATATTACTCTGTAAATACGGCATTACTTTTTAACTAATTTATATCCTTTACTCTTAGCAGCTGATCTAATTTTAGCTAGTGACATACCACCAACGGCACCACCTTTTTTCATGCCCTTCTTTTTCATGACACCGCCCATTTTCATGCCTTTAGCCATCATTTTTTTAGGTGAAATCTTACCACCCATCTTCATGCCTTTGGCTTTGACTTTGCCACCTCTTTTCATGCCTTTGGATTTTACTTTACCACCCATTTTATAACCCTTTTTTTTCATCATTTTATTTGCTCCTTTACTGATTTGTTGAGGGATTTGTGATCTCGATATTGCCATTTATTTTATTGCTTCAATAAAATTCTCTACAGCCGCATCTAAACTTTTAACATTACCACCTTCCTGCATAGCAGCCACTGGCATTTTCATATTACTCAAAAGCTGATTAAAAAAATTAGGTTGAATAATCGGTGGAAGAACAGGTTGTGTCGGCATATTAAATTGCGGAAACGCTGGTAAATTACCTAAATTAAAGCCTGGAACTCTCGTTGATTCTACGATAGGGCTTGTTGGTGACGGAGTCATGTCCTCTATATAATCGTCTGGTAATGGAATTAAGAAGTCTGGAGGAACATCTATGTCACCAATAGGACCAGTACCAATTGTATCATCTTTGGGTGGCAACATACTTTGTATCATGTCTCTCATACGTTGCTCTTCTGCCAAACGTCTCTCTTTTCTTTCTTGGTCTTTTAATCTGTCTCTTGCAATGCTTGATTGCATACTGTTATCAGCTAATGTAGCTTGTGTTGCTTTGTATAACTCAAATGGATCTTTATAACCCATAATACCCATACCTATTTTGTTAACAAAAGGTGCAAACATACTTTCCTGTGATTTTTTAAAATCTTCATACATAGGATTGATACTTTCAACTTTATCTTCATCCATTCTTAGATCATCATCAGATACTTTTATAGGATCAACATCTCCTGACATAAAATCAGTAAAATTGCTACCTGTTGTGCTTAAAATATTAGAAGGAGATTGTGTCTTACCTGCTATGTCATATCTTTGTGTTAAACCTTGTGAAGAACCAGGTAATGCCATTTCGTAATCATCATAATTTGAAACTACTGGCTCCAAACCTCTTGCTTTTCTTAACTCATTTTGAAAAAGAGCATCTTCAAGAATTTCATTTCTATCTGTTTCTAATGAACCAACGGGAACATTTGAACCTTGATAAGTTTCTGTTTCAAATGCTTGAGATGGAACACTGTCTTGTATTGATGTATAATCAGGAGATTTATACATCTCATCATATTGACTTAAAAGACTTTCAACATAATCGTTTTCATCTTTATCATCTCGACCACCAATCGTGCTACCTTCACCTACGTTAATATTTGTTGTAAACCCACCATTTCTAAACCCTTGAACCTGATTTTTTGGAACTTCATAAAGAATATTATCCTCATTACTGTCCATGATCTCTGAACCTAAATTGTTCATGAAATTAGGGTCAAAAACATCAACCATACCACCCATATTCATCATCATGGGTGGCTGTGACATCGCTGGTGGCATCGCTTGTGGCACAGGACGTTGCATAGGGGGCATAGCAGCAGGTGCACTCAACGGGGAAATATTCGGTAGTAGCTGCTCTGCGGTCTTGGACTCTATTGCGTCCTTATAACCTTCCATATAACTCTTTAACTTACTTCTTTTTTCAGCAGATACCGCCATATTCATAGGTGCGGGAGCTGCAGGTGCGGGTGGTCTTGGTTGCAGTGGACCACCCATACCAGAAGAAGAATAATTTGCCATATAAAACCCCTATATATCGTCTATATAAGCGACCTTACTATCTTTTTTTTATTTTGACAATACGTTATCTATTTCTTTTACCGCTTGACGACACATCCGATACATAAAATCAAATTGTGGGTTCTGCTCACCATGTTCAACTTGGTCTGCTAACGCATTACGCAGTTTTTTCATGCGTTCACGCTCAAATCTTGAAAAAACAAGGTAAGATTTGTCCTTTAACACCTCTTCAAATGGTTTTTCTTTGTTTTGAACCAAGTATTTCATCGCATATTCCATGGGAAGCGACACAGGGGTGTCGCCAGACTCGTAAAAACAGTACATTCGGTGCGTAATACCCAATTTTTTTGCCATTTCTACCTGCGTGTAGCCTAAATCCATGCGGTGATAACGCATATCATGCCCCTGCCACTGGCTATACTCGGTTTTTGGTCGTTTAATTGTGCTCTTCATCTTTAACTTCCTTTAATATTTTTTCTTTTAGTAAATCTTTTGTAAAATCCTCTACAGAATTAAACCTTATCGATTTGCCAGACCATGACGCTAACTGCTCAGACATGATTTTTAAGAAAGCACTCTCTTTTGCAGCACCATAAATGCTCTTCTCACGCATAAAGTCTATCACAGAGGTTGGACCTTCACCCTCGAATACACTCTTGTCGCCTACATATAGTTCAAATTTTCTCATTATACACCTTTTTATTGTTACATATGGTATATATAGTAATATATTACATGATTGTCAAGTTGTGCCTGGGCGTTCGCGGAAAACTTGCGGAGCGAGCGACCGCGAGCGTAGCCCGCCCGCAGGGCGGCCTTGGGGCGAGCGAAGCGAGCCCGCCCGACGTTTTGACCGCTAGGGTACCTTCCCGACGGTTTGCCCCGCTTGTGTCCGCTCCCCGATCAACTGGCGAGCGTAGCGAGCCAAAAAAAAACCGCCCACGAAGTGGGCGGTTTTCTGTAGCCATTCGGCAAGCCTTGTTCACAAAGCCTGCTCACGTTGTTTGAACCATTTATAAAGTGCATCACCAATTCCGCAAAATATCGACGGGTTGCCTGCTTGATTGTCGGGTTTAATTCTTATTTCATTAGTATTGGCGGTATATGTTTTTAATATCTGATACCTTGCAAACTCGTCGCCATCTCCAAAACTTGCCCCATTGGTAGCCTGCGTGTGTGTTACTATTGCTGTTCTTCCAAATCGTTGTCGCATTTCTGAAATCCTGCCCGCAATATTTGATCTGCTTGTTCCAGTTTCCAACATCATATCGCGTACGGTTGCTCCAGTATCTGTTCTGCACATTTGGTAAATAGTATCAAGTCTTGTTCCTGCTCTGAATGGTTGCTCGGGTGTAGATAGTTCTTCTTGATTATTGTTTGAATAGTCGATGTCTTGTTCATCTGATGTATAAAACATGGCAACAACCAACCAAATCCAATTAAACATTTTGCGTGTTTCTAGTGTTCCTGCTCCTTGTCTAAATTCTATTGTTCCAATTCCGCCCCAATTAGCC